CCGCAAGATACGGATACAAACTGGCAGACGGCACGAAGGTGCCGTCCGTCACCACCATTCTCAAGATCAAAGACCCTGGCGCGCTCATCAACTGGGCTTATAAAACAGGCCGAGCGCACGGCAATTTAGAAGGCAAGGGCCAGTTCGCTCCGGCCAACCTTTACGACGGCAACGATGCCTTGCAGATCGGCACGTGCGTGCATGAACTCTGCGAGGTGTTCGTTAAAGGTGGCGATCCGACGGCGCACCTTGACGCCGTGATGGAGAAAGCCGAGACGCTGGACAAGGCAGCATTCCGCGCGCAAGTCGTCAGCGCATATTCGGCGTTCGAGTTTTGGTGCAAGGGCACGCAACTGGAGATACTCGAGTGCGAGGTGCCAGTGCTGTCCGAGAAGCACCGCTACGGCGGCACGCTCGACTTCATCGGGCGGCTGAATGGGCGCTTGGTGCTTGGCGATTTCAAGACCAGCGGCGGGGTATACCCAGAGTATCTGATCCAGTTGGTCGCGTATGCAAAGGCATACGAGGAGTGCAAGGGCGTGAGGATCGACGGCGGGTATCACCTTCTGCGCTTCTCGAAAGAGAACGGCGACTTCGGCCACCACTTCTACCCAAGCCTAGACGACGATGCATGGCCTGCGTTCCTGCATCTGCGGGCGCTGCATGATCTCAATGAGAAGTTGAAGAAACGGGCGGCTTGATTTTTTTACTGTCACGGCACGGCACTGCGAGTGGGCGCACGTGCCAAGCCCAAAATGGAGAGCCAAACTGGCGGAGAATACTAATGAGCGATTATAGAGTTAAAATCTCCGTTTCAAATGCGCGTATACGCAAAGCGATTGAGGCAGCAGGGTATACCTCCGTGCTTCAGATGTGCAGGGTGAAAAACCTATCAATTAGCGCCACGTTTAATCTCGTGAACATGAAAACCTCACCGCGCAACAAGAATGGAGAATGGAGATTGTGCGTGTTGAAGTTGGCTGATGCGTTGTATTCACTACCCGATGATCTTTTTAGTGAGCAGCAAAAATTACTTGTCCTCAAGACATCTACAGGCACTAGGGATGTTACTGAATCAGAACTTGTCCGTATCAGCGAACAGTATATCTGGGACAATCGTCTTGAAGATATGCAAGACAACGAAGGGGTTCGTCAGATTGCCCATGAACAGGCCGAAAATCTGATTGAACAGGCGATGGATGCGGCACTTACCTCAAGAGAAAAACAAGTTTTGAATATGAGATTTGGAATGCATGGGGCAACAAAAACATTTAATGAAGTAGGCGAAGAACTCTACTTAACTCAACAGCGCATTCGTCAAATTCAGGACAAGGCGTTACGCAAACTCCGCGCTTACGCTAAAAGAGAAAAGAGTAAAGTGGGTAAAATATTGAATGAACTCAGAGATGATATAAGCGAATGACTCAAGAGAAAAAACAACAAACTTTGCATAGATTTTTTTAGGAGACAATAATGGGTGAGCCAATGTACACCGACGACGACGAAATGTTCCAAGATTTAACCCACGACCCGGTAGATTCGCCACGGCACTACCAACTGCGAATCGGCGGCGTGGACGCGGAAATGATCGACGTTATCCGCGCTATTCTCGGCGCTCGTGGCACGCTGACTTACTGCCACGGCTCTGCGCTCAAGTACCTGGGCCGCGCTGGAAAGAAAGACGGCGCACCGACGGCGCAAGACTTTCGCAAAGCCGCGTGGTTTTGCACATTTGCGGCGCAAATCGCAGAAGATTTAGAGGGTGAGGACAAATGATTAAGCAATCCTCGGCTGAAACCCTGCAAGCCATTGCCGATCTGCTCGGTACGCGACCGACCGCCGCAATGATCGCAGCCGCGCTCGAGGCGGCATACTCGCTTGGACGATGCGACCAGGTGCTTGAGTCTACAAAGGTGGCGCAGCATGAACTGGCTTCTTGACATCGTTAGCCGGGTGCGGCGGTCACGCCGTGAGGATTGGCGGCACGTACCGCCGCCGAATTGGGCTTGCTCACGCAAGCGCGCGGGAGGGCTTTACTGGTGAAGGTAGAAATCTGTCCCGAAAGCATGGCCGAAATCACTAGGGCCGAGTTGCAGTTGACGCTGCAACTATTCAAGAAGGATTTACGTCAGCGGAAGGCGGGCAAGGGATCGCCTGTGTTCACGCACGATAAGGCGGAAGACATCGAGCATATTAAGCGGCACGTGGAAGCAACGGAGATGCTATTGCGATATTACGGAGGGTGAGCCATGAAGGACGAATGGGATTTGGAAGTCGAGCGTATGCCTTGGCGCTTCAATCCGCCGAAGCCAGACTTGCGCGCGGCGCTCTTGCAGTTGCGGTCGTTGGGGTTTAACGCCGAGGCCGACTTGATCGCGGGCGAGGTTCTCAGCGTGCAGAAGGTGAGGGCCAAGGAGGCCGAGGCGTACATTCTGCTCTCGGCTGCGTGGCCCGCACTGGTACGTGCCGGGCGCACGGAATTGGCCGATCAGATTTCGCAGTTTCTCGCCGACTAGCGCCGGACGTGGTAGGGGCTGGCCTTCTTGAAATGGTCGGCATTGCACTGCACGGTCTGCTCGATGGGACGATCGACCGCCGGATGCGAGCAATGAAACTTCGAGTTGCGATACACAAAAAAAACGCAATTCTGGCAGAGTTCCGGTTCAGCCCATGACAACTCTGTTATCAGTTCACGATCCAGCACGCGCATGGCTACACCGTAGCGCCTCGGAACCACGCCCTGCCAGCATCAATCGCGACGATCTCCGGCTCTAGCAGTCGTCCATCGCGGTACGTCAGCACCACGAAACCAGAGGCCCAATTCAGCGGCCCGGCTTCTACGTAGGTGAACTGCGGGCCTTTCGGCTCGGCCATCGTGCCGCAGTCCACGCCGAAGCGTCGGCCGCGATAGTCAGCCCACGGTGTGTATTGCAACTTATGTAGATGGCCGTGGACGTAGTGCGTACCGGCTCGCAGTGCCGAATTGTAGGCCGCGTGGATACCGCCGCTAACCGGCCGATGCCTAATGACCGTCCACGCATACTGCTCTGCGTTCAGATGCACGGCCCAGCCCGCGCGCCAGCGGGGCAGATAGTCGATCAGTGTGGAGCCTGGCACCTCTTCAAGTTCGGGCACGTTGCTGGATAGATAGTTCTCAAACCGCGCGTCGTGGTTGCCGATGGTGCGTAGCAACTGCGCTTTGCCAGCCGCGCGCTCAATCTCCGCGCATCGATCCTGCACTGCGTGCAGTTCGTCCTTCAGTTCGGGCTGCTTTTCCCACATGATCCGCGCGTGGCGACTGATCCGCGCGCCGTCCAGAATGTCACCGTTGAGGATGACGATATCTGGCTTGAGCGCCTTTGCCAGTTTGCAGAATGCCTCGTGCGCTGGCGTAACCACACCCGGCCAGTAGTGGCAATCGCTTGCCACCATCACCACGCCGTCGTGCAGTTCTAGGTGCATTTCGGATTCGTAGCGCCGCGCGCGCTGCTCTGCGAGTCGGTTAGCAGCCTGCCCTGCTTCGGCCTTGATGCCGGTCGTGCAAGTCGGCGCAACCTTACTCGGCAACGCTATGCCGTGTTTTGCCTCAAGCGAGCGCCTGCGCTGGTGGACACTTCGCACCGGCAGAGACAGTGCGTCGGCTACTTTTTTAGGTGATCCGTAACGCTTCCATGCGTCGATGAATTCCTCGTCGGTGAAACGCTTGGGCATTTAATCCTCAAAGGTTGTGAGAGACTGCTGGAGCAGATGCCCCAGTTGATCGACGAATTGTTCGTCTCGGGACAGCGGGTGCGCCATCATGTCGAGCATGGCGTGTGTCCACTCGTGGCAGAAGGTTTGCTGTAGGGATGTCATCGGCTGACCGCCGAGGATTTCGATTCGTAGACGATCCGGTATCCAGATGCCGACGCAATCTTTATGCTTCCACCGGCTGCGCGGGATGACTCGAACCGTGATGTTGTGCCCTAGAAGTTTGAAACTCTTAGGGATGCCGGTTTTCATGTTTCGTCCTTATTGGCTCAAGAACATTGACCGCTCATCATTCCGTCGCTTGACCAGCCCAGGCAACACATTGCCCGCTGCTTTTGTCCACATGAGAAACGCATCGGCCGCGCCCTCGATGTCGCCTCGGTTGTAGCGCATACGAATGCTGCTGCGCTGGAGATTGCCGAGGCCGACGTTGAAGGCAAAACTTACCAAAGCGTCGAATTGGCCTTGATGATTAACAGAAGCAGGGCAAAGTCGGGCCACGCCACGCTCAAACCGCGCAAGGTCTTGAGCCAAAATAGCGTCCACCTCGTCCATCGTGAGTGTGCGATCCCAGCCTGCGGGTATCTGTAGACTGCGCCGCTCTTCATGCTTCACCGCTGCGTGTGATGGGTCAATAACGTGGCCGACGCCGACACTCCAAATTAATGCCGGACATTGGTAAGGCCGCGTCTTGACGCCCTCGTGGCATTTTATGGTTTTAATGGCAGCGGCGGAGACTTTCACTTTGCACAATTCTCAAAACAAATCTTGGAGTTGTTGCAAATAAAAACGTAGAGAAACTTGCTTTGCGCAAGCAGGCAAACACTATTAAGGGAAGCGGAGACGACAGATAATGGGTAAGAAAAACAAGCGTGTCGCGCGTGGCGCTCAACAGCGTGTACGGTTCAACTATTTGACGGGTCAGATGGAGACAATCCCAGGAACGAAGGCGGGCAAGAAACGCACTCGCCTACCGTTCGGGCATCCTTTGCGAACACATGACCTTCCGAGAACCAGAACAAACAAAAAAGAGAAGAGAGATGGAACGCCGAGTAGCGATTCTTGACCATCACGATGCGCAGCCATCGTATGTTTTGGTAAAAGACGCGGAGATTGGTCATATACCGCTTACCCCCATGGTTCCACCAAGTGACGATGTGGTGGTGCAGGCGCGCGAATTGCTTTTGAAATTTGGTGCACACTACGGAATCCCTGTTGGATATGCACAAGAGCAGAATGGTCGCTTGATACAGCATGTTCTTCCGAATCCGAAAACTGAGTATTCGCAAATGTCTTCGTCGTCAAAAACGATTCTCAAACTTCATACGGAGACGGCGTTCCACCCCTATAAACCCGATTGGATTATTTTGATGTGTTTGAGGGGGGACAAAGACGCATTCACTACCTACGCACTTTGCAGTGATATTCTGCGCGATTTGGACAACGAGACAATTCAGGAATTGCGAAAGCCACAGTTCCTTACGACCACTGACGAAAGTTTCAGGCGCAACGGCGAGAAACACAGAATGATTCGTCTGCCGATTTTTAAAGACGGTTTGAACGGATTGGAGTTCTGCTACGACGACGATTTGATGAAGGGCGAGAACGATGACGCGGAGCGCGCTCTTCAGACTCTCAGGTCTGTGGTGGACTCAAAAACGAGGCAAATCTCTCTTGAGTCTGGTGATGTATTCGTCATTAATAACAGAAAGTTGGTTCATGGTCGCAAGCCTTTTCAGCCAAGGTACGACGGAACCGACAGATGGATGCTGAGGCTTCTTCTTGTTGAGAAGTTACCGCCAGAGACGGAACGCAAAGATATTCCGCATACCGTGATAACTACGGATTTCGGTGTTGGAGCCTAGAACCAGACGTTTCTAGCCAAGCATTGTCTTTCAAAGAAGTCGTTCTTGACTTTTGCTGTTTGCATGCCGTATTCGTCGTATGCTTGCGTTGCGCGTCTAAATATGCCGAAGTGAAACAGTACGCCGAAAGAGATGATGGAAATTAGTGCTAAATACATGCCGAATATTGTAAGCAATCTGCTTGTGCTCGGATGCACTAATTGGGGTGACTTTCCTCACTCTCAGCAGGCTCGTCATCGCCCTCGGTCAAAGCAGGCATATTCCCGATAAGCCCGTTCAAAGTACCCTCCGAAATCACGCCCGCATCACGCA